GGCAAGTACATTTTCCACCACTACATTTCTTCTTTTTGCACTTCTTAAAATCATCTTCTTGATAAGAATCAGTATCTTGGTCGATACCAGTTTCTATCTCTGTTTCTTCTGCATCTAAGCCGTCTGTATCTACAAACTCAATCGGTTGTAACGTCTTAAAGTATGTATTCAATACAATACCATTAACTGCCAACACCTCGTTGATAGCTTCCAATATCATATTTTGATATGGTCTAATAACTGTGTTATCCCATAGTTGTGATGCAGTTTTTATCTCGTCAGCGTTATTACCTAAACCAGTATTGTCTTTGATACCGAATAATATAGGACTTGTAACTTTATGACCGATAAGTATCTTACGAGTAGCTTCCTCGCTTAAAAACTTGTATTGCTCACTTGCTTCTGATATAGGTAGGCTCTCAATAGTTGTAGCGTTTGTAGTATCATCGTTAAATGATATAAGCCACTTCTTACCTTTTGCACCCTCTAACTTTTGCGTAACCTTTCTCTCGATATGATTTTGCTCATCTTCGGTAGGTTGCCCATTATTAAAGTTAATCATCATCGTAGGAGCAAAACCATTCTGTATATTAGTCAAGTGATACGTTCCGATTTCCTCGTCTATCTCTGCCCATTGTAAAGCACCAGCATAATCTACTGGACTAAAGTAAAAATAACCAGCAGCATAAGGTTTGATAACCATTATTTGAGATTCCTCTCCTCTAGCACCAGTAAACGCCTCTATTCTTCTTGGTGCGTATCTCTCTTTACGATATTGCGACCAGTCGTCAGAGTAGTAATAAGCCTTAATTTCGCCCTCTATCGCTTTCTCTGGTCTAAGGTTTTGCATCGGTATATGCTTTGCCTTTAAAATCTGCGTTCTTCCCTTGTTCCAAACTATGTTAAATGCTGCTTGACCTAACAACTTTAAGTCGTGTGCTACTCTTTTAAGGTCATTTGCCCTAAAAATAGTCATCATTTTGGCGTGGTCTAACGGCTTTTTATTGCTATCTGTACAAGATAACCCCTCCCCATAAATTTGGTCGCTTACAGATGAGATAATTGCGTTATTCACGGCACTACCGTTATACCTATCAATAAGGTACTCAAAGAAATTGTTATCTTCCCCATAGGCAACCCAGTCTTTAGAAACTGATTCCTTTGCTTTTGGAGATTTCTCTGCTGCTAAATTTACTATTCTTAAACTCATATTTTCAGATATACGGAATTAGTCGGGTTTGCCTCTGCTTGTTTAACGTAAGTAACTTGGCTCTCGCCACCAACCCAAAACTTTCCAGTTTCTCTCTTTGCTACAATAGACGAATCTGTTACGTCTATGTTTGTCGAACTTGTTTGCTCGTATATTTCGTACTTAAAAAACGATGTTTCTTGATATACTACTCTGTCCTTTGCTTCGTTATCCTCTGCGAAAAACGTAAAACTAAATTTAGTGTTTCTATCGTTAGCGTAGTCTTTTGTTAATACAACGGCTCTGCTCACGTTAGTCTGGAGATTCGTAACATTCAGCAGAAAGTAGTTTGAACTACTCACTACGTCATAATCTAACTGAACATATAATTCAGCATTGTAATCAGTATCGGATGTTACGCTAAAAATGTACATTATTCTCCAGTATTTTCTTGTACTAAACTAACTGCTTCATCTGACGTAAGTAGTGTATTGTTTGGATAAGCCAATCCCTCGCCTAATCCAAGCAAGTAAGATACCTCTCCATTTAACCAACTTGCAGAAAACTCTAATATGTAAAAGTTATCTCCGTCTTTCTGAAACTCTAATACTCTACCATATTGACGTTTGTTATCCTCGCCCATCTCTGCGAATGTTGTCGGTAGGAGTTGCACTAAAGCACCCTCCTCGTCAAACTCTGCTCTACGGTAACGAGAAAACAAGTCTGGTATTTCAGAGTTGTACGTTTCTTCGTTTAAACAAATGTATATATTTCCTATCATTTTCTTAGTTATTATGTCCAGACTTGGTTGCGTTGTAGTTTTGCTCTATCTCGTCAGATGAAAGTTCTCTATTATAGAATTTAACATCATCAATACGTTCATGGTAAAATCTATCATTAGCTGTACTATCCCAGCCCACTTTCTTACTTCCAGTGTTTGAAATAGCATTAGTTTGTGATATTGTATTTTCAAGCGTTTTGTTGACATATAGCTTAACAGAGCCGTTTACATCTCTTGTTAGTGCAAAATGCACCCAGTCGCCTACATTTTGAGTGGTAGTAGTAGTTATATAATTACCACTTACGAATGCTGCAATTTTATTATTGTTTTCGGATGCAATAGCAAAAGAGCCAACAGAAGTCATATTTAAACCATGACTATAAATTACATTGAAACTACTTGCTGCTTGAACAATATAATTAAACTTAGACCAACCCATAAAACTAAACGCCCCCTCATCGTCATTATTACAACCAAGTATATCAAAATCGTTATCATCCAAAACCTCTCCATAACCAGTACCGTCTAAGTTAAATCCACTTCCCTTAATCCTTACTGCGTTGCCTAAGATGTCTTTTTGTGAATCGGTGGCAGATGATATAAGCGTTGCGTTTGTAACGGCAGTTCCGTCTGTTCTTCGGTAGGCAGATGCAGTTGTGCCAGATTCAACTTGCGCACCCCATATATATATGTCAGAAATAAAAGTATCTCCACTATTTATAATTGTTGCTTGATTACCAGTAAAAGAGTTTACCTCAAATCTTTGCCAGTCATTAGTTGCAGTTAAAGTTGATGAGGCAGTAGTGCCGTCGTAAAAATTAAAGTCGGTATTGTTGTTATCTGTTTTCTTTACCCACAAAGAAAAAACTCTACCAGAATCAGCAGCATAAGTAGGCGATTGTAGAAATGTACTACCTTGTGCTGGTAAAAGCAATCTATAAACTCCAACCGTTCCGTCTGGTGCAACTACATCACTTTCGTAAGTCAATGTAGCATTAGAGCCAACTGTCCATTCCGTAAAGTCCTCACTATAAGTAAGCAAATTACTCCCCTTACTCCAGTTCATCATACCTAATTGTGGTATTCTCTCTTGTGCATCTACATAAGAAGCACCTAAAGTTGAGCCGTCGTAAGTTTCTCCGTCTATGTTGAATACTTCTTTTACTGATACGCTGCCAATACAATTATCTCCAGTTGAAAAGAATCTAAAATTATTGCCGTTACTTACTAAGTAAGCTACATAAGTACCCTCTGCCGACTTTGAGAAATCCCCAGACCTTGTACCAGAGTTAGAAGATATACCAGCAGATTGATTCGTATGAGAAGAAATAGTCCAAACTACTTTGTATGTTCTACCACTAATAAGGTTAGTATTTTGCTCAATAAATGATGCACTACCAGTATGACAAGCCTCGTTATTTGAAATAGTCCACCCACCATCTATAACAGTCCAATCAGAATCACTTTCAAAATTACCGTTTGTAATTTCTTCAACTCCCAATAACGGTGCAGAATCAAAAGCAACAGTTCCGTCGCCCTCGCTAAGATGCCACCACGCTTTTAGATTGTCAAGTGTAATACTTGTATCTTCGCTATCCGTTACTAACTTTTGAGGGTTAGCATAATCATAAGCAATATCATCGGTAGTCCAAGCCTCGTCATATATTTGTAGGTCTGACATTATAAATCTTCCGTCAGAGCCATATAAACCACTTCCTATATCAAAGGTATCACTAACAACAGTAAAGCCAGTAGATGACGTTAAAACAACTCTCTGCCATTCATCTTGCGTTAAGGTAGCTGGAGTACCATTGTAAGTAACCCCCTCTAAAGTACCATTAACGTAAGTACTCATATTGATAGTACCATTTGCAGATTCAACTCGTAAATGGTCGAGATATAATTGCCTTACACCACCAAATGCTCCACCACCATAGAAAACAGTTTCGTTAGTAGATGAGTGTGTGGGCTTAATCCAAAAGGCTATTGTTTTAATCGTGTAGCTTGACGGAAAAGATGTTTGTACTGAATCGTTACCAGTAAATTGTAACGCTTTACCAGTCTTTAAAATAGCATTGTTATCGTTGCCCGATATGTCTGGGGTTTCTTGTGCGTATTCTTCAACGGATACGCTATTAATTATTGCACTTGTAGAGCTTGAGCCAGTATAAATCTCAAATTTACCATGCGTTGTAGTTGGTGTAAAATAATGAATATATAACCCCCCAGCAGTATAATCTGGCGAGTAGGTACTGCCGTCAGCACCAGCCACAACTTTAATAAGACCAGATGAAACGCTTTCTATATCTATTTTTACAATGTATCTTTTTCCATTCTCTAAGATATAATCATTAGATTGAACGTAACCTAAACCATTAGTAAATACTAAAGTATCATCGTTGGTGTTAATTGATGCACCACCACCAGTAACATTGGTTAAGTTCCAATCACTATCAGTAGTAAAATCCCCATTTACAACTAAGTTCTCTCCCAAAGGCTCTGCCTTAGTAAAAGGCAACCACATCTTTAGACCAGCCCTTACAACGCTTTCTCCAACCCTACGGATTGCTCCTATTGTATTTTGAATTATGTTTAACATAATCCGTTATTTAGAATAATGCGACAATATCAGATGCAGTAGTGTTCGCAGCCTTTACTCTTGTGACTTGAATAGGCATAAATGTACCAGTAGGTACGTTGTGGAAAACAACAGTATCTCCGTTCAATGTGATAACCTCTACATCTCCACCATTACCAACGTATAACGCTGCTGGATTGTTTGCATCTGCACCAGTTATATCAGTTGAATCGCTTGGTGTTACGTCTATTGCTTTAAAGCCTTGTCTTACGATATTATTTGTAGGCATTTTCTTTGTTTTTAAATGTTATATAATTAAATAGGAAATACATCAAATTGTTTTATATAAAAAAACCCCCACTATTTGTGAGGGCTTAATTATATTGAATTATAGTATTAAGATGCAGTCGTTAAATTGGTAACTCCAGAAAGTGCATCAGAGTCAGTTGATGCTTCTAAAACATAAGCAGCACGAGGCTCTCTTGCCGTAAATGTCAAACTGAATCCGTTTTGGTCGCCGTAAGACTGACCTCTACCAATATTTCCAGCCGTTAGCGTAGCACCATTAATAGCACCCGCTAAGTAAACTCTACCATTAATAGCAGTTGTATCATTTGTAAGGTTGTTATCCTCTACAAAAATCTGGAATCTACCTTGACCTATAACCTTTAACTCTTTAATGTCAGCAGTCGTAAGATTTCTAAAATTTAGAACTATTGTTTGCTCATAGAAAACCGTTCCGTTCTCTTCTGATACGTTTATTACTTCGTCGAATGTAGATGACTGATTGTCTAACTCGTATTTTTTTGCTGCTACTGTATTAGTAATAGCATCGAGTTCTTCATTCGTACCAAACGTATAAGCACCCATACTACCATTGCTAACGAAATATACATTACGAATACCACCGATTGAATCTCGGCAACCTAATGTTCTTCCACTTGATAAATCACAACTCATATCTTATAGGGTGTTAAAAAGTAGGGGCTATTACACCCCTACCTAAATTATTAATTATGCGTAGTAAACGATGTCTCCAGCAGTAGCGAAACCAACACCAGCGTTGTACTTCATTACTAAGTGTACATTGTCAGAGCCGTCAATAGCAGTTTGGTCGATAAGTTTAACCTCTGCCATATCAGATACCAAGTCAGTAGCGAAGAATAAGTTAGACTTACGAGCAGCTACCATTTTGTCAGCATCCATTCCAGGACACCAAATTAATTTGATACCTTCAAAGTTAGCTTCTGTTACTCCAGCGTGGTACTGGTTAAGGTAACCTAAAGCAGCTTGTGCAGAAATGTAGAATCTGAAAGCAGCAGTACCCATGTAGATAGCCAAGTCCTCTTTTCCGTAAACGGCAGAAGGAATTGCATCTCTTACTTTACCAATCTCTGCAATAATGTTAGCAGCAGAAAGAGTAGTACCAGTTACATCTACAACCCCTGCATCAGCAGCTAATTGTACTTGGAATCCGTCAAACTGACCACTTGTAGCAGTAGACCCTGCCCAGATAGACTTCTCTACTTCTTGACCTACTAACGCACCAGCGTGAGAAATTACATACTCTTGGAAGTTAGCTGGAAGCGTTCCGTCTACTCCTACTCTCATAGATGCACCAGCGAATGTAGAAAGCCAATCGTTCTTACATAGCTTCTTGTTTAATTGGAATTTTTCTGGAGCAAGTGCTTTTTCAACGTAAGTTACATCTCCAGCATCAGTAAAGTCACAAGTTGCATCAGCAACAGTTGACGTTGATAAATCGAAACTTTTTAAGTTTACTTTGAATGATACGTTTGGAAGAACTGTTACGTTTCCTTTTCCTAAAGTTTCTCCAGATAATAGAGATGCAGAAATGAAACCAGCTGCTTCTTCTCCAACGTATAGTTTAGTTAATGAATCTGCCATTTTATTTGTTTTTATAAATTAAATATTGTACTTTTTCTTGTGCCGTTAGTTTGTGAAAGTCTACCTCTTGTTTGAAAGATTGAACATTCCCCTCTGGGTTAGGCTTGATTTCTTCGCCTACTTTTTCAAACTCCTCAACCTTAGCAGCGTTCTCTTGTGCCTCTGCTTTGATAGATGCAAACTCCTCTTTAAGTGCGTTGAACTCTTGTAATAGGTTTTCCATTACTCCAATAGCTTGGATAATAGCCTCTTTAGAATCGTCAGCAGATTGCTCTACTACTTCTTCTGATTGCTCTACTACTTCTTCTTCAACTTCTTCTTCTGTTTCTTCATCAGCAGCCTTAATCTCTGCAATGATACCCTCTTCTTCTACTACTAAAAGTGAGCCGTCTGCCATTGCATACTCGCCTACTGGTAAAGGTTGTTGTTCTTCTTCAACAACTATAAATACTGCGTTGCCCACCTCAAAAGCCTCTGCACTAATAATAGTACCGTCCTCTAAAGCAGCATCCTCAAATTTTAGTTGCTCTTTTGCTTCTTCCAACTCTTGTGGAGTAGCTTCTTCTACTTGTGGAGTTTCTTCCATTCCAAGTAGGACTTTGATTTTGTTTAGTGTGTCCATTGTGCTAATTTATATTTGTAAATAGATTATTCCCTAAAGTGTTTTATTTTCATCCTCTCGAATGATTTGTCTAATCTGTTCAAGAACACTCTCTTGGCTCATATTAGTAGGCTTCTCGTCAAAGTATCCCTCAATAGAGAAACCTTTTACAATACCCTCTTTTACATAGTTTTGCCATACGTCCTCGTTGTCTATCTTCATACAAGCTACCCATGTACCTACTGGGTACTCTAATCCAAAGGCTTGGGTTTTATCTTTCTTGCTATCAGATACAATCCAACTCTCTACGGTAGTTATTCCGTTTACCACCCTTTCGTGTTCAAGCGTAGCGTTCTTGTGCTTAGATTCAAGCATATATAACTCACTTACTCGCTTGATTGTTTCCTTACTGAAAAAGCATTTGTACTGATTGCCCTCTTGGTCGATGCGTAGTATCTGGATGTCTGGTATCATTACTGCACCCATTACGATACGTTTGTCTTTGTCTACCGTTGCAAAGTTTTTCGGTCTACCCTCTTTGGAAAAGTATTTAAAGTTTTCCTCTATCGCTGGTTGCTCTACCAAACTGATTGCGAAAACTCCGTAATCCTCTGCATTTTCGTCTATTGTAAATTCAACTACTTTCATTATAGTGTCTTTTGGTTATTTAAATATGCTTGTGCCTCTTGGCTATCTGTTACGTCTTGACCTATTACATAGGCTCTAACTGGTTGCTGATTTCTTTGTCCTATACTTGTAGCAACATCAGAAAGAGTTGCTTGTCTTGGTACGTTTGATGATATGGTAGAGCCTACGCTTGGTACACTACCACCCCCACCAGAAGATGCTGGTAGCTTAGTATCATATATCTTTTTTACGTTTGCTAAACCAGTTGCTATAACAGTTGCAGCCGTTACAATACCAAATATACCACCTTGCCCAAGAGCCTTGTTTGCCCCTAAATACGTTTGTATAATTGCCTCGGCTGCTGCAAGTTCTTTATTCTCTCCAGCTAACGTACTCAATGCACCAGATAATTGACCGAATGCAGCCAGTTCTTGATTCTTTAAATCTTCGGCAATTTTCGCCTCTCTCTCTGCTTGTTTTTG